TGGGCTACACCCACAGCGCAGGAGCCGTCATGGTTCAACGAGAACGTAGACCTTGCACTACGGGAGGGCCAGCTATGAGCTTCGCAGCACGCGAGAACATCTTTAAGATACGCTTCGACTACACGCAGTTCCCGAAGCCAGAGTATAGCGAGCCGAAGGTAGACTTGAGCATCACCGTCTCCGCTATCACCAAGGAGACGCTAGGCAACGACCAAACATTCGCAGAAGTTGCCATCTACGATAACAACGACAACTGGTATACGTTCGACCATCACGGCGAAAACTACGAGGACATCGTAACACACGGACACGACTCTGATGTGATGACCGGCGTTAGCGCACGACAGTACGCTGCGATACTCGACAGCATAGACAACATCGCTAACTACGTTAGTATAATACCACTACAGAAGATATGAAATACATTAAAACTCACAAATCAGGAGCATACCTTGATAGGTTAATGAACAGAACAGGTACGCTTTGGAGCGATTATGAAGCGCCGCCCAACTCTAACAAAACACGGGCAACTAACCGTACAAAACCAAAGAGGCGTAGGAAATGAGTAAGCTAAAACGTAACCGAAGTAAAAACCTACCTTCCAGACCTTTCAGCGCAAAGGTTATAGGTACTGGACTACCTGAAACAGAGGGTATCCCTTACTCCAACAAAGGCAAGTCCACTAACAGACAGAAACCAAAGAAACGATGACACGAAAAGAGATAGCGTCAATGACATTTGACGAGAAAGCAGATTGGTACGCTAAGTGGGAAAGTAACCTACCAAAAGCGATAGAACACCTAGCCGCCGAACTTAACTGGCCAAAGGCTACGGTAGAAGAAACGTTCGGAGAAGTTTGGGAGTCATTCCTAGATCAGGTAGTGTGGTGCTACTTTTACATGGAGAATGAGCTACCCGATACACCTATCAATACGGTACATAACTACTACAAGGATCACCAACTAAACACTAAACTACTTAAACTACGAAAGGAGAACGATGAGAAAAATAACTAGACTAGCAAGCGAGGCGTTCATAGCGAACGAGAACTGGCACTTGGACAATACACGAGTAGCCGTAGAGGAGAACCGTACAGTCCTCTACCTGCACAACAACATCATAGCGCTCAAGCAGCACGACGCTCCTGACGGTGTACTGCTGACGCTAGCAGGTTGGGGAACACCTACGACACGCGAGCGGCTCAACGGACTGCTGTCTGAGCTAGGTCATCCCGGCGTAGGTTTCAGCCAACGCAAAGGCGAGCAGTACCTACGTACCACTAGCGCTGGTCGTCGGGTAGCTGACGATGAACTCATAAACATAAACCTACTTACTGGAGATGAGTATAGTAAGGGTTAACTTCCGTACGCCAACAGGCGCACTTAAACTAGGCGAAATCGAAGACGACACAGAGATAGCTATGCTTAGCCCCGGCAATACAACATACGACAAGCGTGACGTAGTGTTCACCAGCGACAAGTCCGAGATGCTTCGGCTACTCAAGGAAGGCTGGGACGCTATGTTAGGTCGCCACTACCGTGAGCGTAAGGCTCTCGAAACGTTCACGCCCACAGACTACAGCCGCTACCGTGGTTTCACAGATCATCTACACCGTGACTGAGAAAGAAAGATACCTAGCGTTCGCACAGGCTGTCCAAGACTACAGCACGGTTGACGCTGCGACAAAGCGCACGGTAGAAGATGCCGTTAAGCTAGCGCCCCGCAGCGAACCCGTACTCATCACGGGTGAGACAGGCACGGGTAAGGAACTCATCGCTCGTATACTTCACGGTACACGTAGCGGTGAGTTCTCTACCGTGAACACGACAGCCGTAACTGATACGCTCTTTGAGAGCGAGCTGTTCGGCCACCTCAAGGGTAGCTTTACCGGCGCTTTCCGAGACAAGACCGGCCTCGTAGAACACGCCGCCAACGGTACGCTGTTCCTCGATGAGATAGGCGATATGCCCTACGACCTACAGGCCAAGGTGCTACGCTTCATCCAGTTCGGCACGTACCGTAGAGTCGGTGACAACGAAGAGCGTACAGCTAACTGCCGAGTTATCGCAGCAACCTGCGCTCCGCTACAAGACTTGATCGCCTCCGGTCGCTTTCGTAAAGACCTATACTACCGACTCTCCACTTTCAACCTGCACCTAACACCCTTACGTGAGCGACCCTACGACGCTGTTCACTACGTAGGTGAGAACCTAGATAAAAGTATTGAAGACTCCGACTATGATGCCTTCCTAGACTACGCTAGCAATGCGCCCTTAGAAGGTAACTACCGTGAGCTAGAACAAGCAATCCTGCGATACGACGTTCTAAAAGAACTCCCGGCACAACTTAGAAGATAGAAAAAAAGTTTTAGAAGATAGAAGATTTGGCATGAATCTTGCTTTATATATGGTGCGAGTGCATCAGATGTAAGGCACTAACGTAGAGATAACCACATAAGACAATGGCACAGTATAACGTACAAGAGTACAAGGACGGTGATTGGAAAGGCTTCCGATTCACCGTGAAGGAGTTCGATAGCGCAGCAGAAGCTGTAGATTCTATCGGAGAAAACAACGTTCTAGCGTTGCTCAACCAGCAAGTAGCTAGTCGTATACGAGCGAAGGTCAAGAACTCGCTACCGAAAGGGCTTAGCGGAGATGACCTGCTGACCGCACAATCGCGTTACCAAGAGAAGCACCCAGACGGTGTGCTATTCTCCAAGGAGGACGCTGATAAGTGGAAACCGGATGCTAGGGATTTAACTCCTAACGCATTGTTCAAACAGGCGCAAGCTGCGTTTGCTGCCGGTGATACCGATAAGGGTACTGACTTGCTCCGTCAGATGAAAGAGCTGATGGCTGGCAACTAACCTAGCGAGGGGAGCGAGCGTCTTGTGCAGTGTGCAACTCGTGCAACTCGCTCCTCCCCTACTTTACTAAAATGGACAACGACACTATAGATATTGTAGTAGGCAAGCTCAAGAAGCCTGAGCGTAAGTCGAACTCTCCGCTCAAGATAAAGCGCTCAACCTATACAGAGACTAGCGCAGAGACAATTAAACCTATTCTCGACAAGCTCCTAGCCGAACCTAAAGACGTATTTGTACCGTCACTTGGCACAGGCTACACCGTAGGTACGTTAAGCGTTAAAATCAACGATGGGCTTTTATGGTTCATAGAAAACCTAGACGAGCCAGAAGACTACGCTCTCCTACGTACACAAATATCCACACGTATCATACAAGACGATGAGAACCCCGGCGTTCTAGTGTACTTCAAACGTGGTATGCGTAAGATTCGTCGCAAGAACCACGAAGGCAAGGCGCTAGAGTTTCACACAACCGACAGCTCACTTTGGCGACATAACGTAGTGCGCTGGTTAGAGTCTGCCACGGAAGGCAAGATGTTTGAGAGCGGCAACATAGAAGAGCCGCTAACAGATGACGACGAGCGCTGGCTACGTGACACGCTGGCTACGATGGCTCCCGATGCGGAGATGCTCTTTAAGGACAATAGCTTCCGCATCATACGATGAGCGCATCAACTTTCGGTTGTCTGTTCTGGACGGTAGTGATCATAGTTTTTTGGTATACCTACATTAAAGAATGACGATAGAAGAACTACTGAACTGCGACATCGCAGAGTTGGAAGCGATGAGTGACGACGAGCTACGTGAGCATTTCAAGCCTTACCTAGCTGTAACGCAGCCTGACCCTAACGTGTCAGTTGCAAAACCTAAACGTAAGAAAAGCTCAACGATGAGCAAAAAGAAAAAACAAACACTAGAAGAACAGATGCAAGAGCTAGCTAAGCTGAATGGCGTAGACCTCGACAACGCATCTGACAACCTGCCTTCTAACCTACGATGACACAACCTTTAACACTAAAGAAGACTAGCGACGGTCGCTACATAGTTAAGATAGACGCTTCGCTCTACAGCCAGACGGCTTGCCCTCGGCGCTTGTGGTACATGGGCGCTCGTGGCCTCACGTACGAAGCTAAGTCGCACAAGATGGAGTATGGCACAGCCTTTCACAAAGCGCTCCAAGAGTTCTACACTACGGGCAACGAGAAGGCTGCGACAGCGCTTGCGATAGAACACTTTGAACAGGATGACATCCACGTACCGGACAATGACTTCCGTAACATGGGGCATCTTGTTGCTACGCTTCAACAATACTTCATGGCCTACGAGCAGTTCGATGGCCTCAAGGCAGACGTTGGCCCAGACGGGCCGTTACTGGAGCAGCGCTTCGCCGTGCCGTACATCACCGATGGTGAGCTACTCGACGTTGTGCTTTGCGGTACGGTAGACATGATCGGCACGTACAACGGATTACCTGCGCTCATAGATCACAAGACAACCTCGCTCAATCAAGTCGAGAAGTACCTAGACAGCTACCAAAACTCTCCGCAGATGATGTTCTACAGTATGATATGGAAGCGGCTGTTCCCTGACGAGAAGCGTAACGTTGTCATCAACGGTATCTTTCTCAACCGTAGCGGACGCAACAAGTTCCAACGCTCGCCGTTCATCACGTTCAGCGATCACGTACTCGAAGAGTTTGAGCAGCACCTACGCCAGACGATCATGGCTTACATGGACAACCTACGCGCCGTCATAAAAGATGGGAAAGAACCGGACGATATGTTCTTTCCTAACTTCACCTGCTGCGAGACTAAGTTCGGTACGTGTAAGTTCTCTCCGGTCTGCACTACGCCACGCAAGGATGACCGCGAGACTATCATAGAATCTTTGTTCACAACAACGAACACCTACGACCCATTACTTTTTCAAGCCTAATGACTGACGAAGAAATACGAGACTTAGCACAGCACCGCTACTCAGTAGAAGCTGTAGCTAAATTTAACAAGGGCATTGCTGAGCATAACCCTAACGGAGACAAGGGACTGTACCGTATGTCGCCCTTGCAGATACTCAACGCCATAGACGAAGAGATCATAGACGCATGGCACTACTCTGTAGCGCTGCGCATGAAGATAACCACGCTGCTGCTAGACGGAGATGACTACCGTAAGCAGATAGCAAAACTGGAGAAGGAAATCTCTGACCTAAAGAAGGTCAACAAACCAAAGAAAAATGACAACAATAGGAAGAAAAAAGACTGACGCTAGGGTTAAGTCCTACCGTGCAGTAATGATACCGGAGCGGCTACACGCACGCTTGAAGAAGCTCGCCAAACGCGAGGGCAAACGACTCAACGGCTTAGTGCCAGACCTGCTGAAGGAGGCGCTACGATGAGTAAGGCTATCATAGGAGTCGTAGGTAGTAGCGGCACAGGCAAATCAACATCCCTGCGCAATCTATCTCCTGCGTCCACGCATATCATAGACCTTGAGCGCAAGGGCTTACCGTTTCCTAACGCAAGCAAGTTCAAGGTTACGCCATGCTCCAACATCAAGGAGTTCGACAAGGCGCTAGACGCTGCGCTGGGCGATGAGAAATGTGAGGTGATTGTCATTGAGTCATTCACCAAGTACACCGAGACGCTCATAGCGCTGGCTCAGGCTAGCTTCAAGGGCTACGATGTATGGTCATACTACAACCGTATGATTCGGGCTACGCTCGACAAGGTTAAGAACGACCGTGCTGTCGTAGTGTTCACCGGCATCGACGAGATTGTGCAGATCGCACAGCCTAGCGGTGACACGTATAACGTACGCCGCATCAAGGTGCAGGGTAAGCAACACGAGGGCTGCATTGAGAAGGAGTTCCTTATGGTACTGTTCACCGAGGTCAAACGCGACAAGGATGGCAAGGTACGCTACGTCTTCCAGACGAACAGCGACGGCATCACCTCCGCTAAGACTCCGATGGGTATGTTCGACGAGCCGTACATCGACAACGACATCGCCGCTGTCATCGACGCAGCCAAGAAATACTACAGCGCATGATAACACAGCGTAACGTATCCGACTTGTTTCAACGGCTAGACGATGCAGTTACCGATCTCGGTAACGCTAGGCAGCAGGTTCAGAATGCGATGGACGAGTTCCCCGCAGCGCCTGAGTGGCCATCGCCGCTAGACCTCAACACAATCCTAGAGGACATTGAGGACTTGTACGGTGTGCCTACGAAAGAGTATGACGCTGGCCAACTGCGCAAGCTACGCCAGCTCAAGAACGTCTTAGCTTCTGCTAACATAGACACCTTAGATAAACTTATTGAATACGTCGAACGATGACTAACGAAGAAAAACACTACAAGGAAATGACCCTCACGGTAGCGAAAGCTGCCCACGAGCAGGTCAAGGAACTCGCAAGCGAGTTGAAGATAGACTATAGCGATGCTATGACTCTGCTTCAGACGATCACGATAGACAAGCTAACCTACGGTATAGCTCAAACATTTTCTCCAGAAAACAGCAGGAGCGCGGTTGACGGGGAACATATAAACGAAGACGCTCCCTCTAAAAACAGTAAATAGTAAAACATAATGGCAATCATCAACTTAGATGACATCGCAGATAACGTAAGACCTTATCTGAAGAAGGACACATACACAGCTCGTATCATCGAGGCTGAGTTCACCACGAGCAAGGCCGGTGCGCCTATGATCGTGCTGCAATGGGAGGTCGTAGCTCCAGAAGCTACAGAAGACCTCGAAGGTAACACAGTCCGTATCGCTGGGCTACAGTTCCGTGACTACTGGTCATTCAGCGAGCGTGCTATGGAGATCACGTTGAAGAAGATCAAATCGTTTCACCGCGCATTCGATCTCTCCGCTTCCGTAGACACGGACAACCCTGACGTAGATCAGTACACCGGCTTAGCCGCTGACGTAACCATCGAGACTGAGCAGAGCGCTCAGACTAGCGACGACGGTAGCCCGGTTCTTGACGACAACGGTAACGCTGTGATGAACAACAATTATCGCTTGAAACGTGTTCTGCGTAAGAACGCCGATCATACGATAGGTTAAGGGTAGGTCACGTTATAGTCTTGGTACATACTGCTATTAAGATGCAGACAGCCCTCTGAGTGCTGCATTGATCGCCAAGGCTATAACATTTAATTTCCGAAACGTAGGGTACAGAGATGCTATTAAGACGCACCGAGGTTCCGAGGTTTAGCTTTCACCTCCCCCCTAGTTGATCGCCCTGCGTTTCACTCACTATTTAAAATGTCTGTAGAAACTGTCAGATACAAGATGTCAACCCTACCATACAAAGGGTTGACCGTTGTTTTAGGGAAGCCATCTCGCTTCGACCGTGCGCAACTGCTTAGCGGCTACGGTGGCCAGATGTTTTTCAATGCGCTCTCGCCGCTGGCTCGGCAGAGTGTAGATGTATTTCTAGCTGACGCGCTGAAGAACGGCGAGGTCAGTTACAAGCCGGACACTAAGGTTGTCCTGCTGTTAGGTCAGAAGGCTCTGGATATGGTAGCGACCGGCGTTAGCATAGATGAGCAGCGCGGTTGTCCCATCATCAAGGACGGCATCACGTACGTGCCAAGCTATGAGCCGCAAGAGGCGGTAGATCGCCAAGCCTACTTCAACCCCAACGACTCTGACGATAAGGGTGGCGGTGATGACAAGGGCCGTCACGGTAAAACACGTAGGCCCAATCGTAAGTTCTGGCTCACTCGTGACGTAAAGAAAGCGGTAGCCTACTTGACCACGCCACCGGAGGTAACGAAGGCAGCGCACGTACTCTGGCCTCGCGCAGATGAAGTCGTGCGTGTTCTCACCGAGACGAAGGGTAAGAATATGTACTTTGACATAGAGACGAACCGTTCGCTAGAGATGACCTGCTTCGGCTTCTCCTTCGACGAGAAGCGTGCATGGTGTGTGCCTATGGTAGTCTCTCCTCGTGAAGGCTACTACTACAGCGACACGCCGCGCATCCTACGCGCACTCGCCGTCGCTATGCGAGACAACACCACCGTCATACACAACTCCCTCTTTGACCTGTTCGTGATGGGCTACAAGTACGGCATCCCTGCGCCTCGTCGCGTCTACGATACGATGCTAGCGCACCACCGGCTGTTCCCAGAAGTGGAGAAGTCGCTGGGGCATTGCCTCTCACTTTACACCGATCAGCCCTACCATAAGAACGAGGGCGTGTTTGAAGCGCACGGCCACGAGCAGCAGACTCAGCTATACGAGTACAACGCCAAGGACGTTATCAGTATGGCTCTGCTCCAGCCGCAGATAGATGCTACGGCAGCGAACTTCAAGGCGACCGAGAGCATACAGCAGGTGAACGACAGCATCGTGCCGTACCTGACTGCGATGTTGCAGGGCATCCGCTACGACAGCGACAAGCTCGACGGTATCATCGCCAACAACGACAGGCATCAGAATGTACTGCTACGGTTTCTCCGATTGCTTGTAGGTAAAGACCTTAACCCAAACAGTCCCAAGCAAGTCGCTGACTACCTCTACAACAGGCTCGGTTACAAGCGACCATCCAAGGACGTAACGAGTGAAAAGGCGCTCTTACAACTACGCCTATCCAAGCCAGACAATCCGGTGATGGCTCTCATTCTACGCTACCGCTCTCTCGCAAAGGAGAGCGGTCAATTAAAGTTCCCGCCGTGGGACGGAGTGAGGCCGCTCGATCACAAGCGTATCACCACCGCATACAATCTAGCTGGCACTACGTCGTATCGACTCGCGTCTCGTAGGTTGCTGGGTAAGTGGGGAACAAACGTGCAGAACTTTCCCAAGAAGCTACGCAAGCTGTTCGTCGCTGACCCCGGCAACGTTCTAGTGCAAGCTGACCAAGCTGGTGCAGAGGCGCTCGTTGTCAGCTACTTGTGCCGCGAAGGTAACTTCCGCAGTCTGTTTGCTAACGGCGTGAAGTCTCACGTATACGTGGCGTTGCGTCTCTTTGAGGATGTATGGGCTGCTGAGCTAGGCCAGAGTATCAAAGACTACTGCGAGGCTCCTGCTGCTGAACTCGTGAAGCTACCTCGCTGGGAAGAACTCAAGAAGCTCATCTCCTCCAGCGACAACTGGAGCGCAGACAAACGCTACTACTTCATGGCCAAGATGGTATGCCACGCCAGCAACTACGGCATGAAGGCTCCGACCTTCCGAGTCAACGTACTCCAGAAGTCAGGCGGCGCAGTCAACCTCACGAACAAACGCGCCGTGTTCTTTCTAGAAACCTATCACACGCTGTTCCCTGAGATACGTCTTTGGCACAGGGAGACAATCGCAGAGCTGAAACGTACGCGCATCCTGCGTAACCTCTTCGGCTATCCGCGAATGTTCACGCAGACGATAGACCCATCCATGTTCAAGGAAGCCTACGCTTTCGTACCGCAGTCAACCGTAGGTTGCATCACGAACATGGCCTTTACAGATTTGTACAACAACGCACGCATACGAGAGTTGGGTGCTGACGTTATACAGAATAACCACGATAGCGTCTTGCTGCAATGTTCTCCAGATGCAGCAGATGAAGTAGCGAAGCTCGCTTGTGTAGCGCTTAACCGTGAGATGACCTCTCCCTTCGGTGAAACGTTCAAGATGAAGTCGGAAGCTATGATAGGCGAGAACTGGGGAGATATGATTGATGTATGATGACTAACATAGAAAAATGGCGACACTTCCTCAAAGACCTAGAATCTCCAGATATGTTTATAGACTGGGGATTTTACAGTATGATAGCAACAGCACTCCAACGCAGAGTATGGCTGTTCCCTGATACGTTCACCCTCTACCCTAACCTCTTCGTACTTTTCGTAGGCCCACCGGCTGCTGGTAAGTCGCGGGTTATATCGCAGGTGAGCGAGTTCGTTAAGAACCCGATGCTCATTGAGCGCAAGCCCAATAAGAAAACAAACAAGGTAACGGTGAAGCCGTACTTCCCGCTGAGCGCAGACACAATCACGCAGGAGGCGCTCGTACGTTTCATCGTGAAAGAGTGCGCGAGGGACTTCTACTACGAGGACAAGGGCGAGCAGATACGCGCTTCGCATTTCTCGGTTGGCTTCATGGTAGAAGAGCTGGGCGTGCTGCTACGCAAGAACACGGACAACATCGTGAATATGTTGAACCAGTTCTACGACAGCCGTGACTTCACGTACAAGACGAAGCACCAAGGCACGGACATCATCAAGAACATCTGCGTTAACATACTCGGCGGCACTACGCCCTCGTTCATCAAACAGGCGTTCAGCGATCAGATCATATCGCAGGGTTTCACATCCCGTGTCATTATGATCTACGGTGGCGAGCCTCGGTTCCTACGCCAGTTCCCCGGCGTAGACGAGCAGCAGAAGAAATGTAAGGCATCGCTGTTAGAACATCTCAAGAAACTTGCGAAGGTAGGTGGGCCGTTGACGATGAGCGACGAGGCATCGCAGTATCACAAGGACGTTTACGAGAGCGGCGAGCTAACGCAGAAAGCCGTGAACAAAGATCACCGACTCGAAACATACTACGGCAGAAAGAACGTACACCTGCTGAAGATGTCTATGATAATGCACTTCGCAGATCAGACGGAAAGCATGGTCATCGAGAAGGAAACCGTGGAGCGAGCGATGCGCTTTCTAGCGCACACCGAGGTCAATATGCACGAGGCATACAACACCGTGGGCAGGAACATCCTAGCAGACATCCAGCGCCGTGTGTGCCAGTACATCATCAACGAAGGTAAGGACGGCGTGCGATTTAAGAAGTTGCTGCTCGTCTTCATCGACGACCTTAACGCAGACGAGCTACGCATTTGCCTAGAGTTCCTCGTCACAACAGAGCAAGTACGATTTGAGAGCGACCACTACATCGCCCTCGTAGAAAAACCAGCAGACCCTACAGACTACCTATGATTAGAAGACGATACAGAGGTACGTTTGATGTAACGTTAAACGTATCAATAGACAAACCACTAGACTTCCTGCATGGCCGTGAAGTTTTCATAAGCGAAGACAGCACGGTTACGTATGAAGCCGAGGTATGGCTAGATGAAGACGATGGCCCTTACCGAGTAAACGTTAGACTATCCGAGTCTAACCTAACATTTTTCGACGGTAACTTCGACGAGGTTGAACTCACAAACGAAGAGTACACTAAGGCCGAAGACCTCGCCGTCGAGGAGACAGAAGAAAGTGCAGAAGAAGCAGCATGGGAGCAAAGATATGATGACTGACGAAGAAAAGCGCGAGATGTTGAAAGCTCGTGAGACGATAGCGCTCGGTGAGATTGCTATTGTAAAGAACACAAACAAGTACAGAGGTTCTAACGATGAGTATTACCTCGTGTATCTGGACGGGCTGTTCGCGAAACGCGACGGCGAACCTGCACCTTATATGTTTACGGTAGCTGACTTGTCTCAGGCGAGAACACGCGCTGCCAAGAACATAGAGGATGTACGACCTATGAAAGAACGGAAGTGGTGGCAGCTTTGGAAATGAAAACGCTATACACAAGGTATAAGGAGAAGTCCATTATCATCGGCAAGCACTTGGGCAACCGTATCGTACGCGAGTTGCCTTTCAGTAAGGCGGTGCTTTGGAAGATCAAGTCATTCAGCCTACCGCAGAAGCTGGTTGACTACGCTGAGCGCAACAACGTCGAGAGCTTTGTGTTCGCTGACCTAGCGAAGAAGAACTACGTGCAGATCGGTATGGACAAAGTTCTCAGCGAAGGTACGAAAGACAACTACGGCTTCGGCCCACACGTTTACGTTCCGATGGATGCTGGCGTAGAACTCGACTCGTATGAGCCAGCGCCGTTCATAGATGACCCGAAGAAGAACGTCTACCTGACATGAGCGACAAGCTATACCACTACAACGCAGAGGTGACGAGGGTAGTTGACGGCGATACCGTTGACGCTCTCGTTGACCTCGGCTTCAACACCTACAGCAAGCAACGCATACGGCTGTACGGCATCAACACACCGGAGATTCGCACACGCGACAAGATCGAGAAGAAGGCTGGGCTGGCTGCAATGGCTCGCCTAGAGGAACTGCTGGCCGACAACGACAACCGCTGCGTGATACGTACGTCTCTCGACAAGAAGGGCAAGTACGGCAGAGTGTTGGGTACGCTGTACGGCGAGTACGATGTGAACTTCAACGAAGTCCTAGTAGAGGAAGGTTACGCTGATGAATACTTCGGAGGAAAAAAGTAGCACAGGATATTTGATAGACCCCGAAGCGCAGCTAGTATCTGTAGTTAGCGTAGCGGACTTCAAGGACATCCAGAAGCATCTTGAATGCGACATCTTCACAACGGTACGTGCGCTCGACAACGGCGACACGCTCTACGTTGACGACATGAGCCTCATCGACGGTAAGCCCCGCGAGTTCTTCATGTTCGAGGGCTACCCTTCTCCGATAGCAGGTCGTGGCTTGCTGCTAGGGGCTACGCCAGACGGCAACGATACTGACTGCGAGACGGAGTTGATAGATGCAGCAATGCTAGTCGAGTGGCTAGAGCGGGTTTGAACAGCACGGCGGGTTAGACGCTCGCCGTGCTTTTAATGCAACAAGTCCCACGCACCTTCGTACTCGTGGTACTTCTGACCATCCAAGAAAATCTTCAACGTCTTCGTCGTTACATCTTTGACAGGCAGTACCCAGTAGCGATTACCTTCAATTGAGCAGCAGACGAAGAAGTCTATCATAGTTTCATCGTAGCCCATCTTATTTGTACCCGTGCCGTGCGACAGACTGAAAGCGTAGTGAGGGCCGTGACCACCTACGTTAAGTGCGAGGCGCTCAGTACACTTCACTTGAATGCGGCAGATGTGGCTGAGTCTTTCAGCTATCAGATCGTAGTAGGAGTTATCACCGAATGGGAACGCGACGCTCCAGCCACGCTTCATCAACTCCTGCGCTACTAGAAGTTCCCCCCTGACTCCTACAGATTTCACCCGCCCGTTGCTACCCTATGCTGCACGTAGCTTTTGACGAGCGCCTTCCTTGCAGGAGCCATCTGCTTACGTCTTGCCCACTCGTTGAACGTACGCTGCCAATCCTTACCTCTACCCAAGTCCATCATGTACTGGCGGTAGCGTAGGAACTCTTCAACGCCTTCATCCGTTTTCACCGAGGGCATTGTCTTATCAGAGGTTGTATACATACCCTGCACGTAGGACTTCAGTTTGTCGCTGCGACCGTTCGCTCTCTCGATCTGCTCGTCGAGCGCCTTCGGCAAGTTCTGGTACATTTCCTCAAGCGTCTCAGCCTCCTTAAACTCTCGCGTAGCTGGGCGCATGAACTTGTTGCCCATCTCAGGAGATACCGGCGCATCCTTGAAACCTTCAAGGCGACGGAACACACGGTAGTCACGACGCATATTCATGTCGGACATCTCATCGCGCAGGAACGCTTGCTGCATCATAATGCGATAAGTCTGTGTGGACTTTGTGACTACACCATGCTGACCGAAGATCGCTTCACCGAGAGTTGCTAGTGCAGGAGCGCCCTCTTCAATAGCGCGAGCTGCGTCAAGCAGGGGATCAGTCAGCGTGTTAGTGAAGAAGTCATACGCTGGGAACACGAAGCCGCCCGGTATGTCGGGGTTGTAGCCTTGTTCTGCTCTAGCCCAATCGTTCAGCAGCGCACTTACGAGGCCGAAGTAACCGGACTGATTCAGCATATTCACGACAGCATACGTAGCCTCCTCACGGTTCTCAGCTTTCAACGACTCTTCAAACGTAGGCGAACCTTGCAGCTTGTTGTAAACCTCCTCGCTCACCTCCTGCAAAACGTAGCCGGTGAACAGAGCGCCAAGCGTAGCTTTCAGCAGCGGTCTAGGATCGCCCTCGTTCAGCAGCGGATTGAGAATGTCACGTTCCATGCGCGTGGTCTTCTCTACCGTCCAACGTGAGAGCGAGGTGAACAGCGAAGGCGCACCGAACAGCGTCCATGACGGTACGCCACGAACATCGTACGTGCCTTGGTTTACTTCTACCCAAGCAGCGGCCATCTTGTTTAGCGCGTCGTCGTACTCTTCCTTACTTAACTTGAAATCTTTGTTAGCGGGAGTCTCGTTGTCTGCATGACGGCGCAGTCGCTTGTAGTCCACGCCCGACATTCTGCTGAGCGTTTGAAGCGTACGCATCGCAGTCCGGTTAGTATCGGGGAGCGTTAGGTTCTGCAACGTGACGGCACGACCCAAGCCAAACTGTAGCGCACGAGTTGAGCGCTCCAGCATATTACGTCCAGAAAGTCTGGCCATAAAGTCACTCCACTTATCGGCGTAGTCTAGCAACGCGCTGTGACTTTCTAGGCCAAACTCAATTCTGTTGGATTGCGCCTTGTTCACACCGTACATATGACTGTTCGTCCAGTTCTCTTTCCATGTAGTGAACGACTTCGCCAGCGCACTCGCGTTGTTCCACGAAAGGTAAGGCAGCGCTAGTGTATAAGATGTAAACAGATCACGTATGCCGGACATTAAACCCAGCCAATGACTCGTTACAACGCGGTTTGCAGTCCTGCCAATAAGTTCTGAACCATCGTAGTAACCGAGGTAGCCTTTCATGAAATCACGAACGGCTGGATGGCTGGTCATGCCAGCATTCAAGATGACCTCGCGTCCTTCTACGATCTCCTTCTTGGTAGGCGTAACGAACGGACTGTTCTCTATCCGAGCGCCATGCACTCCCTCGTGTGCAACACCTAGCAATGCGCTGACCGTGGAGTTCTTTTCAACGTTACGGTAGAACGCAACGTCATCTGCAAAGCGTTTAAAGTATCTTGTGTAGTTGTTGACTGCGCTCGGCTCAATCCACACCAGCTTGCCGGTGGCGGCATCTCGCGTGCGAGGTAAGCCTAGACCCTGCACCTTACGTACAGCGCCGAACTTAGAAGAACCGAGATCGTTGTCGAAGTCTGTGCTTTTTGTAATGTAGCGATTGGCTGCGATCTCCAAGTCCTCATCGGTAATCATGTCAGCGTCCTTACGGGCGCTCTTCCAAAAGCTAATGATCTCAGCACGAGCATTACGTTGGGCAGTTGCACCAGCGTCACCCTGCAACTCACGCAGCTTTGTAGCGTTGATCGTTTCTGGCACGTAGTCTTTGTCAAGCAGACGTTCGCGATACTCGCCTGTGTTGCGCGAGTAAACCTTGATGCCTTCTGATACCATAACCTCACCACTCTCTCGGTAGGCTTTGCTTATGACCTCGTGGTAATGCCGTATCATACTGTTCGGCGCATCGTAGGCTTGCTGCACATCAGCAGGTATCGTATCACCTGCCCTCTTGTAAACCATGTAAGTTTGCAGCAGCTCCGCATCTTTCTTCGATAGCTTCTTACCAGCAATCTGCAACATCAGCGATTCTATGAACCGGCCCTGCAACTCACGGCTGTCCCGTGCAGTAGCGTCGAGCGCATCAGCAACTTGGTTCGCGTACTTCTTCTCCTCGATGCTCTTACCAACGAGACGTATGCTATCAACAACGCTGGTCAGCTTGAAGCCGTGCAGTATGGATGGGTTAGATGAGAAGTGATCTGTGCCAGACGTTAGCTGGTAGTCGTTCAACTTCTTAAAGTAGTCTTCTATGCCATAAGGATCGTCGCCGCCTGTAATGCCGCCATCTTTCCTCTGCAAGCGTTGGCCTGTGTAGAAGTCTTGTACGGTATCGTTGGCTTTGTCGAACGGTTCGCGGAAGGCTACGACTTCACGCCTGTCTCCGTACATGAAGGTAGCTCCATCGTAACCAGCCTCGATGTATTCTTTTGTGGTTTTGATGGGCGTTTCATTCGACAGGTCTATAACGTTTTTAAAGTTAGTCGTAAGTGTGAGAGTCTCGCCGTAAACTTCTGCATCTTTTTTGCTAGGAGTCATGTAGATACCACGACCAGCAATAGATGATGGACTTAGCTCCTCACCTCTAAAGCCTTCTTGCAGTATGCTTGGTATGTCACCCGTTCCATGATACATAGGCATCCCATTCACGACCTTCGCTATGTCCTCACCGCTCATGTCTTCTGGGAAAGGTCTGCTAGCAAAGCGGGCTAGTGCCTTATGAATCTGATCGACCGACATCTTGCTGCGCACTCGCTTACTGTACTTGCCCTTGAGCGCAGGGTCGTACATCGAGGCTACCTCAAAAGCCTCGGCAGTCTTGTCCTCGTCTACCTTCTGTAGTCTGCGATGGTCTTGCTGAATCTTATTGAAGATGCGCTTGGCATCATCCACAAGCGGCTTGCTAGCTTTGAGGCCGTGTTCTTTCTCAATGGCTTCACGTACTCTACCAAACTCCTTGGCAATTTCCTCGTCGGTGTAGTAGCGCTGCTTTTTCTTCTGCGTGCGCATCCTGTCGTCGAACAAGCCGCCACCTTCTTCCGCAGCATTGCTACCGTCCGGCTTGGTCACGATGTTCGGCACGGGCAAGTCTTTCAGGAACAGCTCTAGCTGCTGCGGTTGTAACGCTGGCTGGCGCTCTGCTCTCATAGCAAGCCACTCAGATATGCGTTGAAGGTTCTTCTGTGGAAATCCTTTGCGTGCCTCACGCGCAAGTATCAAGTCGTCAATGTAGCGCTTGAACTTGTTAACGACACCCTTCGGCGCTTCGGTTAGCCTCTTGGTCAGCACACGGCCAGCGCCTTCTACGATAAGCTCCTCTGCAAAAAGGCGTTTCGCCTGTTTTGTACCGACCTCATCTAGCTTTTTGTCTGCGCCTAACACAGACCTGTCACCATGCACAAACAGGTCGTTCTCTAGAAAACTTATGATCTCTTGATCTTTTAAGTTTTCGCCGCGCTTCATAACTTGCCATACGCCATGAATAGCCTCGTGTATGGGAGTGTCAGGTGTGGCAGCATCTTCGTTTATAGCAGCCGCGTGTTCTGCTACGCTGTAAATTCCTCGCAACTTATCAGGCGTTTCGACGTTGGCCATCTTCACGACTTCTGGGATAGCCGCACGCCAACTCATACCGATGCGCTCTGCCAAACCCTTAGCAGCTCTTAGCGTATCAGCGGGAGGCGGTGCTTTCAGCGTCTTGCCTGTAATCGCTTGTTCTCTGCGGATATGAAGTTTAGCTAGGTCATCAGCCTCTTGCTCTTGAGCGTACGTCTCGTTCTTTAAAGCTGCTTTAGCTTTGTTGTTTTGAAGTATACGTTCTTCTACGTTCTTGAGTGTTTGAACAGCCTTTAGCCCTTCGGCTTTCTTTTTGCTTACAAGTATATGATCAGAGTCGTATTGTTCGCTTAAACTTTTAAGCTCTTGATCTAAAGCGTCTCGTTGCTTCTTCGCTTCAGCGTGTTCTCTGTTCAGAGTTATACTCTCTTCTTTCAGTAGCCGCGCTGACTCCTTGTCTTCCGAAGCCGTTGTCTCGTCGCGCTTCGCTGTCTCTGCGTCAGCTCTGGCGCTATCG